CGGGTTGCATAAGAACCTCCTGTTCTGGAGGAACGCACTGCGTCGTATACGCATCGATCCCATGTAGCTCGGGGGACGCGTAAGAACTCTTTTGTATCTCCGTATGCCCTGCACCCAAGGGTTACTTCCGTATCCCCTACGTTCAGGCTGATGGATTGCCTGAACTTATGCTCAGGTGTATTCCATGCCTCGCCGAAGTCGTTAACTAATCTACTTAACTTGCCATCAAACATAGTCATGGCTGAACTCCTTTCCTTTAATTGGCGTGATCTCTGCTATCTCTAGCAACTCAGGTTCGATCTGATCCCATGCTGTAAGCACGTCGTCAGCTGCCTCTTCAGGTGAGAAGTTCACCAGGTCAGAGATCTCCTGGGCAGTAGCCCCTTCGAAATCCTCGTTGCCATACGTTTGATACAAGAAGTTCATTGCCATCATTGGGTTGTCTTCCACCCACTTGAGGGCGCCGTAGTATCCATCGATAGCGACAGCGTTGTAGCTGGCTCGGATGACCCGCTTCAAAGCTTCACCGCTCAGATACTTTGGGAGCTTTCCCTTGGCGTTGAACTTCTTCTTACCCACAGTAGACTTCTTGTGCTTCTTCTTGCCAGTAGTCGTAGTCTTCTGGGATGAAAGCCCAAGAGTTCCTTGACGTTCTTCTTCGTCGAAGCGATTCCACATCTCCCAAGTCGGACTCGAACCATAGTAGGTTCCCTTCCCATACTTGGTCTCGTCGTACTTTGGGTACGTCATGAACCCATGTTGGTAAGGACTGAAGGCATACGTGTTTGAATACCAGACAGTGAGATCCTTGTTACCTAGATCCCAGAAGTCATAGCCAGATTCACGGTTGATGATGGCTACATCGCCAGCCTGATTCATCAATGCGAACTTATTGTTACTGCCGATGTGGTCACCGACTAGCTTGATGAAACCAGGGTTGGTCATCAGCTCAGGGTGAGCTTGCAACAACGGCTTGAGATAATCTTGGATGTAATGCCATGTGTCCGACATCTTCGGATCAGCCGCATTACCTGTGCGCAGTACGCCGTTGTGTGCCATCCAGATACCAGGAACAACCTCGTATGGGTGGCAGTTGGCAATGTCAATCTCACCGTGTGTTTTCATACGGAAGTGAATGACTGCCTCGTGACATGCAACCTGATCGTAGTAAAGGTCTTCGATCTCAGCTAGGTTACCGATACTCTTGATGACTTCGACTGTGCCATCAGTCTTCTTAACGATGGCGCCAAAACCATCTGAGTTCTTTGAATAGAAATCTGCTAGTTGAGCAGAGGTAAAGCAAGCGTCTTTCGGGTGATGAATAAGAATGCACATAATAAATTCCTTTTTAGTTTGATTGATTAAAGATTTGTGTGAACCCACTGATGCGGGACACCGTTGAACTTCAAGATGGATCGGATCGTTACGAACTCTTGCTCGGTCAGATTCGTCCAGGTATTACCGTCATTGGTATAGATCGCGTACATTAAGCAGCTCTCCTTTCGTTGTCTGTGTTCTCGTTAAGCGATAGATAGCTACGCAAGAACTTGGTGTCAGGCTTCATCTCCGCACTCATGATGAACTTCTTAAAGCCAATGGCATGGAAGTCAGTGATTGCGGTAACGCCTGGTGTGCAGAAGGTGAGCACAGCGTTTACGAACTCGAGAGCAGAAGCGATTGACTCATAGCGCAGAGAACCACGGAAGATACGGAACTCGATGGTGTCTCTACCTGTTACGTTCAATGCTTCGTAACGGTCGCCGTTGTTCTTACCAACCGATGTGAACTTCGCCATCTGTGGTTTGAACTTGGAATAACCTGAGTCATACCGTCGGGCAATCGCTCGAATCAACGCCTCGTTTCTTACGTCATTCAAGAAAGATTGAATGCGATAGATCTGAGACTGAGTTACATACTGGCGACCAACATGCACATGGAAACCGCATGCGCCACCCTCGTGTGAGCGAAGACCACGCTTTGCTTCATCGTTGTTGAGGAACGCATCGAACTTGGCAAGGTGAATATCCAAGCCGGCTGGTTGCGTCACAATCTCGAAGCCCTCTCCGATTGAACCATCTCTCTCGAAGAACGCATACTCACCAACGTTGCCGCCTGGATTCAGGATCTCATGCACCTTACCGCATGCCATATCCTTGTTGCCATTGCGAACCTGAACCTCTAGCTCACAACCGAATGCACGACGGTGGCTACGGAACCAGGGCGAGTCAATGATGTTGAAACCTTTCTGTCTTGAGCTGTGATACCCATCAATCAAGCCAGCATAGGGAGACCATTGAGCGTCATGCCAAAGGTTACGTCGTGCATCAAACGTCAACCCAGCCGTGCGATTGTCGCCGTACTGAGTACTGTTGTTGTACGAACGATAGGCTACATAGTAGGCAGACATGAACAAGCGATTGGTTCCGTCAGCAGAGCGGGAGTATGTTCCAGCAGACACACGCTGGTCAGCGCAATGAGAACAAGCTGACTCACGCCAGTTGGCATTCTCTTCTGTGCCATGAATCATCCAAGTCTCGTGGCTACCAGACCAGTGACCGCAATCAGCACGAGTCATGCGGTGTTTATGTGCAACCTCGAGCAGCCAGTCGGTGTCATTCAACGCTTCGAATGAACCGAAGTTGTTGTTGAATATCTCACCGGTAATCATTAGCTCGTTGCAACGATAGCGTAACGTGTAGCTAATCAAGAAGTTAAGACGATTGACTGTCTTAGGATGAGTGCGGACATGCTTGTTAACCTCTGTGCCGAGGTCAATTAAGAAGGTAACACTATGCGTATTGGGATACGTCATAGCTAGCATGTCAATCAATCGAACCCACTTGTTTGTGTGGATCCTTGCGCCAGTAGAACGAGCTACTGATTTAAGTGCACGTTTGGTTAGCGCTTGTATGAAGCTGGTCCGAAGCTGACCATCAGCAAACACACGCTTGCGTGCATAGGAATACAAGTTCATTTGTTTCTCCTAAAGTTAAAAGAAGGAAGAGGCGAACGCCCTTCCGTATGGTTAAGGGCGTGAGCCGGGGAGGGGAAGTTTGGTAGAGTTACCAATGACAACAGGTTGTTTTGGTCTAGTCTTGCCCAAGAACTTCATGTCCATGTATCGAATGAAGTCACCTGAGAAGTACTGATCGACATCATCTGAGTCATCGTAGTCAATGTCCCAGATGCCATCGCAGTTGTCATCTTCTAACCTGATGATCAATCCATCATCGGTATCCCATTGCCAGTCGCTGTTCCATATTTCTATGGCATCACGAACTAGCCTGCGCTGAGCTGGTTCTATGTCAACGCCGGTACCATGGAAGGCGCCACGCCAATCAAATCTACTTTGCATTGTTAGCCTCCTTGATAGCGTTAGCTACGTGACCATCAAGAGTCTCGACCCACTTCATCAGCTCTTCACATTTCTCTTCGCTGATATCGTAAGCGTCCGCTAACATAGAAGAACTTTTGGCTAGGCAGTGTGCTACCTGTTTAGCTGCAGCTTCTGGTAAATCATCGTCGTCATACTTACTAGCTACTGCTGATAACAAACGCATAGCTTGTGAACAAGCCATCACATGAGCTAATAGATTGCGAAAGCCTGCGCCTTGGATAGCCTCGACGGTATCCAACGACTCATCAACTCTCTCTTGTAGTGCTTGGATTATTTCTTTGTGCTTCTTCATTAGTAAGTTCCTTTCTTTGTTTTGAATTTAGGATTGATGTCCCATCCGCTACCGTCATAGACACGCTTGTCGCCTGTCTCGTACGTGACGTAGATGTAGCCATCGTTATAGAACCAACAACCGAATGTCACCTTGCCTTCAGTTGTCCTGGCAAAGACAGATCGCAATCCATCAGTGCAGTTGCCTGTGTTCGTAGTGAGAACGATCTCACCACCGGCATTGTTCTTTGTGGTTGCAAAGACCTCAGCCTGTGCGCTGGATAAACCTATGGCGCACAACAAACCTATGATTAGTTTCATTTCGTATTACCTCCTGGTAGTGGAAGAACTGTCGCCGCTCCCACATTCGGCGTTGCTGCTGTGTCTGGTATATCGAACACTTCATCTCCGTCATCCCACACAAAATCCTCTATGGTTGACGAGAGCATCCCTTCATATGCTGAGAAGGTTCCCTTCTGACCAATGCCCGGCTCTTCCCAGTAGGCTTCCAGTTCTACATCTGGATAGTTCTCTGAGATGAACTGATACAACTCATCCGGTGGACACCAGGCAGAATCAAAAGAAACCTTGGTGAACCAGACATCTCCGATACGTTGGATAGGATCTAATAAGGTAGGATCGACATCCCACTTGGTTCCCCAGTTTCCGCAGCACCAGTCATACCAATTGGCATAGCCATACTCTTCTCGATTGGCAGCTGACCTACGCTCCAGCTCCGCCTGTTCAGGCGTGCCTTTACCTAGGAAGCCAGACGTTGTTTCGAGTAAGGCTTGAGGACAGGGACGGATAGCTTGGAAAGGATTCTCCTGGGTAAAAGCCCGAAGAACCTGTAACCCACGATCTTTGGCGCTATCCTTAATATGCAAACTCACTTCGTTGTAGCACCAGTTAGGCATGTTGATCCTCCTCTTTTCTTAATATGAGGTATTGATCCCATAGTTCTTTCTCACTCCATTGCATGTAGTGTTCTGTCAATGCATCTCTGATGACTGATAAAGCTTCGTCATCCAGCTGTTGCATGTGTCTGTTAACAATGAAGTCAGACATAGTTTTTTTCTTAAGTGTTTTGAAGTCCATGTCACACCCCCCATACATCGTTCTGATCTAGGTCTTGGTGCATGAGACGCTCGCACTCAGCCATCTCAATCTCATCGATTGACTCTGGGATAGGGAAGTAAATGCCAGGGAAGGCAGATCTCACAGTGTTGTGGATCGCCATCTCTTTGCGTGCTCGAGCAAACGTCTTGCGAATGTCAGTCGAACATGCAGGTGTGTACTTAAACTGTGGGTTAAGGATATGTTTATGCATGATGAATCTCCTATTAAGGTTAAAGAAAAAGAAAGGACGAACCCCTTCCGAAAGGAATAAGGGGTGAGTCCGTAAGGTAAATGTAAGGAAGGTTTAACTACGAAGGTTGTCTGCTAAGTCTTGCTCCGTTCGCCTGACTAATCAGGCTCACGTAACTTAGCTGGAGCTGCGCCTTAGCGCCACCTTCTAGAACGCTGAAGCATACGGAGTGAGAGCTTCACCTTCATCTGTAGCTCCCGGCGTAAACGCCATCCGCTTACAGCTATCGGTTCGCCTCACCCCTGTTGGAATCGATGTCGTCACTCATCGACTCACTATTGCCACCCCGTTCCTTGCTATCACTAGTGATACGCTCGTCACTCAAGGCAACCGTTCGCTCTTCGCTCCTCTATCTGAGCTATTGATCCCACTTACTGAGGCTTACGCCATCTGCCAAGCCGCTAAAGCTACTTGGCGCTGGCCGCCTCATCGTGGACACGGAACGATGCGAATGGTGCTTGTCTGCTACTCAAGCGTTCGAGCGGGAAAGCTATGCTCGAACAAGCCATCATTCAATATCAGGTGGAAGTGGAATACCTGCGTCACATAACATAGACATCAGGATAGAGACACGTGCCTGGAGAACCTTATTCTCATCAGACAGTTGATTGATACGATCCTTGTAGGATGTATTGACAGAGCGAAGTAGGAATATCTGGTGCTCTAAACCATACGTTGGTGATACCTTACTCTCGTTAAAGCTAGGTATCTCATCAAATAAATCCATGTTGTTCTCCTAATCACGGAACGATAGTGAGGTAGAAGTCTCACTAGTCGAGAATAAAAAAAGGGTGACTGCCCGAAAACCCCGAAGGATCTCCGAGCAGCCACCCAGTTACTTACTGTGCCTTAGCCATAAAGTGCTTACGCAAAAGCGCAGCACCTTCAAGCACCTTGGAGTTCTTAACTCCTGCGTTGTCAATCAAAGCGAGTGCTTCGATCACCTTCTGGGTCATCTCACACTCACCGGAAGTCATACGAGCTAGTGTGCGAGCACCCTTAGCTTTGAGTTCTTCCTTGTCTCGCTTGCTTGCTGGAGCAGTGCGAATAATCGCTGATGCTTCCCAGCTAGCGGTTGGCATAGTTCCAACGCTGATAATGCCACGCTCGACTAGAGCATTGATACGGTTGATTTGTGCAGTAGATGCAGGTTTAGTAGTAGTAGTCATGGTAAAGCTCCTTGTAAAAAAGAAAATGTAAATAGAAAGATGAAGGAAGCGTCCCCTTCACTGAAAGTGAGGGGCGATTCCTGGGTGTGAAACAACTGCAGGGTTAAAAGCGGGAAAGCCTTAGATCAAACACCTTGGCGCTCCTCACTCCAGAGAATGAGAATAGGAGTAATGGTGAAGAAGAAAACACAGAGAGCGATAAGAATGGGAGAAGTCTGAGTGAGAGATCCATTCATGTATCCGTAAACGATTGTGATGTTTCCAAGTACTCCGATTGTCCAAAGTACCCAAAAGAAGATGTAGTTGATTGTGCGCATAATTAGCTCCTAGTCAGTTAAGAAAAATGTAGATAAATGAAAGAGATAACCAAGCCAATACAGGCGCAGTCCTCTTCCGTAAGGAAATTAAGAGGACTAAGCCGAGGGAAACTGACCTAAAGTGTGATTAAGTAGCACAGAATTAGCACAGAGTACTGCTAACCTGTTGATTTATAACGGAGTGCTACTGATTAGTGATCGGTGACAGATGCATGCACACCGAAAGGCACCCCCACACGGACCAATACATGTGTACCGGGGGGCTGTGAGGCTCCAGCTGTACCCTTTCGCTCACGCGAGGGTCTCTTTTTCTATACACATCTCCCCAACCTGCATACCTTTTCCCTGTTTTCTATACACATCCTCGATTCACAGAGAAAAATGTGTAACAAACTACACAAACGTACGTTTAAACGTACATCTAAGTGTGCAATAGGGGGTGGCAGGGGACCAAAAGTGACGGGAACCGGGGGTATGAAGCGGTCCCTGCCTAATTTTTTGGGTGCAATCGGGTGGTTTTGTGGGTGAAACTTTACAATCATGTATCCAAAACTTTACAATAACGCCAGTTTGTAAAGAATCTGAAGCAATCAACTGTAATTTAGTTGTAAGTAACGAACACTAGTGGTACTATTAGTGTTAATCTGGTAGTTAATGTGCACATCTAGTAACTACTAGTACCCCCGCAAGCCGTCTAATGGGTTGGGACTACTCAGCCGGGCTCAAATAGCGGGGTTTTTATTGACTGGTAGCTCAGCAGGTAGAGCAACGGGCTGTTAACTCGTGGGTCGTAGGTTCGAGACCTACCCGGTCAGCCACTTACCACCCACATGGACTCGTGCTGTGTGGTGCAACCCCCGCTCATAGACAAAATAAGTCTTACGACCAGGGGTTTGCTTTGCCATCGAAGCATTGATAGTGATGTACCCGCCTTGTAAGCGGGAGAAGCGAGTGCAAGTCTCGAAGGTGGCTCCAGATTTAAGAAGCAAGCGCCTCCAGGGTTCTCTTCACCTGACTCACCCCTCCAGACACCGGGTGATACGGAATCTTGGAGGACTTGATGATCCCGTCATGGGCGTGGGACAGGAACCCTACCATCCCAACGGCGGCATCTGCACCCTTCAACATGGCTTTCAGCGTGTCGGAGGACTGGTCTTTGGACCAGAACCGCAGATCCAGTCTCTGACCCATAGTGGTCTCGAGGTGCCTGGCTTGATCGTTCAGTGCGCCAGCGACTACAACCCTAGGCTTTTTTTCTCGGGATGCACCTCTGGGCATCGGGTTGTGTTGAACGTGTTGCGGTGTTGCCCCAATCACCGGGGTGGGTGCCAGCAGCATTCGGAGGGTTGGATCCTGTAATGCAGCGACCAGGATCTTGGACAGCAGGGCGCCAGCCTTACTGACCAGCTCACCCTCAATTTCAATCCTGGCTCTTTGATTGGCGGCCTCTACAGCTTCGGCAATCTGAGATTCCAGGCTAGACACCTGTACTTCCTCCAGCTCCTTGAGCTTCTTCGGCACACCGTCGATGAACCAGGGCACTTGAGAAAGTGCGGCAATTTCCCTACGGCGATCCTTCGGCATCTGCTCCTGAGCTTTCTCTAAAGCTTCACGCAGACTGAAGACCTCCTTGTTCTTCATAGCAGTGGCGGCAGTCTCAATGAGAAGCGCCTGCTCCTCTGGAGACCAACGTACTCGAGACACTTTTGGTTCCTTTCGGCCATTAGCAGGAGTACGTATATTCGCTGATTTTTTGGGCATTTTGGGCAACCTCACTTAAAATATATTTGGAGTACTGATAACTATGCTATCGAAGCACCAACTTGAAGCATTCCTAAACCAATACGAAGTTCTTCGAGGAATCGAAGTGACGTATGAGAGCGAAATCAAAGAAGCGATTGCGCCTCATGTAGTTCTCCTCACTGGCATGGTGAACATCAAAGGAACTCCACACCTGTTCGAGACTGAACTGAACCTGGCGGAATTCCACACCCGTGAAGACTTGATGCTTCTCGGTAAGACAATCCTCAAAGCTTTCGATAAAGCCGGGGTAGAACAACTAGGATAAAAATTTATGGCAGCACGCAAACGAGCAATCCGACACGACGACAACACACGAGCAAAGATCCAGGCGGCACAACTGATCAATCGATTGACAGCACATGCTACTGGTGAAATCGAACTGTCAAGTACACAGGTAAGAGCTATTGAGGTTCTCCTCCGTAAAACCCTTCCTGATCTCTCTGATGTCCGTATGGAAGTTGATGCACAACCAATTACGTTCCAGCTTGATCTAGGAAAATCAGGCGAGCAAGAATAATTGGAAGTCATCAAATACAAACCACCTGGCGCTAACGCCGTTAAGTTCCACAGTTCCGATGCCTTTGTGCGGGGGCTGATGGGGCCGGTGGGTTCCGGGAAGTCCTCTTCATGCTGTGTAGAAATCGTAGCTAGAGCACTTCGCCAGAAACCATCAGCCGATGGGGTACGAAGATCCCGTTGGTTAGTAATACGTAATACATATCCTGAGCTTAAGTCCACAACGATCAAGACCTGGGAGACCTGGTTCCCATCGACTGTGGCGCCAATCAAGTGGGATACGCCGATCACTTCGAATATGAAGATCTCCGATATTGGAGATGGCACTTCCATGGAACTCGAGGTTATGTTCATGGCGCTTGACCGTCCTACTGAGACAGGCAAGTTGCGCTCACTTGAATTGACCGGAGCATGGATTAATGAAGCATCTGAAATACCAAAAGAAATCTTCGACATGGTTACCCAGCGTGTTGGGCGTTTTCCTAGCAAGCTCCAGGGTGGTCCATCCTGGTGTGGAATCATTCTTGATACCAACCCTTGCGATGACGATCATTGGTATTACAAGCTAGCAGAGGAAGAGAGGCCCGATGAATGGGAGTTCTTCCGTCAACCAGGCGGTCTGTACAAGGAGGGGGATCAGTATGTTCCCAATCCAGATGCAGAAAACATATTTAACCTACCTGGCGGATATCGATATTATCTACAACAAGTCCCTTCAAAGCAAGAGGACTGGATTAATGTATTTCTACTAGGGAACTATGGATCCACAAAAGACGGTAAACCAGTTTATCCAGAATACAACGATAAGGTTCATTGCCTTCCAAAGAACGTGGAAGCAGAGCGTGGCCTCCCTATCGTTCTTGGTTGGGACTTTGGTCTTACCCCTGCTTGTGTGGTCATGCAGGTCACAGCAAGAGGAAAAGTAATCGTCCTCGATGAGGTGATTTCAGAGGACATGGGTATCCGGCAATTTGCCAACGATGCCGTTAAACCTCTACTGAACAACAAGTACCAAGGCTTCACTGTCTATTCTGCAGGCGACCCAGCCGGAAACATACGGGCGCAAACAGATGAACGTACTTGCTTACAAGAACTACTAGAAGCTGGTATCTACACAGAGCCGGCACCAACCAACGACTTTATCCCACGTAGGGAGGCGGTTGCCTTCTTCATGACGAAGATGAGCGACGGTGAACCCGCGTTCTTGCTGAACCCGCGTTGCGTAAACATCCGCAAAGGTTTGGCGGGTCGTTACAAGTTCGAGCGTCTGAAGACATCTGGACCAGCTCGATTCAAAGATAGACCTCTCAAGGACGGTTACTCGCACATCCAGGATGCGCTGCAGTACGCCTGCTTGAAGGTTCGAAGCGGTCTAACCCCATCAAGGGCGAGACATGTAAATAGAAAATCCGCTAAAGGCTGGACCTGATGAGTTATTTGAACAACCAACCTCCTGTTGAAGCAGAGGTATCTGAACCAGGTGATCTAGAAGAGAACCTAGGTTTTGAGACCAACCTAGCTGCTTACGTCAAGCGATGCTGGGAAAGCGCTCGAGTTGCGCGCAATGAGATCACTGAACGTCTTCTCCGTTGCGAGCGTCAACGTCGTGGCGTCTATGACCCAGACAAAGCTGCTGACATTGCACGCATGGGCGGCTCTGATATTTACATGATGCTTACAGACGTTAAGTGTCGTGCTGCAGAGTCATGGATCCGTGACGTGATGTTGAACCAACAAGAGCGCGTGTTCGAATTGCAGCCTGCGAAGTCTCCGATGATGCCAATCGAAATGAAGTCGGCAATCATCGACTTGGTGAAGATGGAGGCCGAAGAGTATCTAGCTCAAGGCGGAGATCTTCATCCTGAAACGTTCCGTGCCCGCATGGAAGAAGTCCATGAAAACATCACTCAGCGTTTGCGTGATGAGGCACAGGACGCAGCTCGCCGTATGGGTGACAAGATCCAAGACCAGTTGAATGAAGGCAAGTTCTACCCAGAACTCAAGGCGTTCATCACTGACTTTGTGACCTTCCCTACAGCGATTATCAAAGGACCAAACATCAAGCGCCGTAAAGGTATGGTGTGGGGTCCAGAGTTCCAGCCCATCGTTACCACAGAGTTCGTAAGAGAGATTGAGCGTGTCAGTCCATATGACATCTTCCCATCCCCGAGTTCTACTGGTATCGATGATGGATTCATCATTCAAAGACACAGGTTGAGCCGTGGCTCCCTCGAGGCTTTGCGTGGTACTCCAGGCATCAATGAAGACGCACTAACCACAATCATTCAGAGATACGGCAAGACTGGCTATAAGAGCTGGCAAGCCGGTGACACAGAGCGTCGCACCCTAGAAGGCAAGCCTTTCCGCACGCCAATCAACGAAGACAGTATTGAGACCCTAGAGTTCTGGGGATCGATCAATGGCGCCTGGTTGATTGAGTGGGGTATGGAAGGTGACATCAAGGAAGATCGTGAGTATGAAGTCACTCTATGGATGGTTGGGCAAACTGTTTTTAAATGCATTCTCAATCCGGATCCGCTCGGTCGTCGTCCATATGACATCGCCAGCTGGGAAGAAGTACCGCATTCCTTCTGGGGAGTAGCGCTTCCTGAGATCATGCGTGACACCCAGGTGATGTGTAACGCCGCAGCTCGTAGCTTGGCGAACAACATGGGTATCGCTTCTGGTCCACAGGTTGAGGTTACTGTCGATCGTTTGCCTGACGGCGAAGACTTGACTGACATCTATCCTTGGAAGATCTGGCAAGTAACCACAGACCGTACTGGTGGTGGTCAGCCAGCCGTAAGGTTCTTCCAACCAAACATGAATGCAGACGTTTTAATGTCTGTGTTCCAACAGTTTGCTAAACAAGCTGACGAAGTAACAGGCATTCCAAACTATGTGTATGGAAGTAGCAGTGTTAGTGGTGCAGGTAGAACTGCTAGTGGTTTATCTATGCTTATGGACAACGCAAGCAAAGGTATTAAGCAAGCAGTAGCAAACATTGATAAAATAGTATCTGGTATTGTGCAACGACTATATCTGCACAATATGATGTTCGACGATGATATTTATATCAAAGGCGACTTCAAAGTTGTAGCTAAAGGCGCAATCGGTCTTATCCACAAAGAGACCTTGCAAATGCGTCGTAATGAATTCCTCATGGCTACAGCTAACCCAATCGATTCTCAAATTGTTGGACCAGAAGGCAGAGCGTACTTGCTACGTGAGCTTGCTCGTGGCTTGCAAATGGATACTGAAAAGATCGTTCCAAATGCAGAGTCAATCAGCCAGCAGAAGGTTCAAGCAATGGCTATGCAGATGGCTGAGCAAATGGTTCAGCAAGCTCAAGCCCAGGCTCCTCAAGCCGCTTTACCTAGTGGTGAGCCAGCTGGCGGACAGGCTGCGAATACGGTTACACCAGTAGCTATGGCGGATGGTGGTCAAGCAACAGTTGACGGACCATTCATGGCAGCTCTCAAAGAAGAGCTTGCAAGAAACGACGCTCTATAAGGAAAGAATTATGGGATACAAACCAGACTGGCAAAACGGCACGATGAAGAAGTCTGCCGGCCACAAGTGTTCACCTGGCATCCAAGCACGTGAGTTGTTCCACGGCGCAAAGATGGCTAACGGCGGAATACTTAAAGGTTATGCAGACGGCGGTGAAGCCGATACATCTGCAGTGTTCAAAGACACTGTGACTCAAACTGATTCTGGCTACGAGCCAATCAAAGAGTCTGCAGCTCCTGCAGCTGAAGCACCAAAGAACTTTGGAGCAGCCTTTAAAGAAGCTCGTGCTTCTGGCGCCAAAGACTTTGAGTGGAACGGAAAGAAGTACACAACACAAATTAAAGAAGAAGTTAAAGCAGCTCCGAAAAAGCCTGCCTTCGACATTGAAGATGGCAAGTTCATGACTGACAGCCAAGTTCGCGCATCAGCAGACAAGGCAGATGAGGACAGGATCCGCAACGCAAAAGGTGGCAAGTTTGTTCAAGGCGCTACACCTAGCCGTCAATCAACTCCTACAGCGGATACGCGCACCAAGGAAGAAAAGATCAAGGCAGCTAAGGGCGGCAAGTTCGTTCAAGGACGCACACCAGAGTAATGCTTAACCATCCAGATAAACGAATCCTCCAAGCCCTGGCTTCCCTCGAGTCTGATACAGACTTTCAGGTAGTCAAGGATTGGTTGTATGCCTCTCTGAACCAGATGTATATCGACGGTTCATTCGCCAAGGAAGACCACCAAGCAAGATGGTTCCAGGGCGCACAGCAGGTGTTGGCTGACCTTCTATCCAAGGCAGACCACGCCAGAGACGCAATACGAAAGAATTAGCCCAGCCGGGCAAATACCCTAGCTGACGGGTTTCAGTCAGCAATTAATGAAGACTAGATCACAGATCGAGTGAATACCTCGAGGACTCACTTTATCCGTACCTGGCTCATGGAGACATAAATTATGGCAATGCCACGTGCAGTAGAAGCAGCAGCAAAGAAAGCCGAGGAGCTACACGCTCAGTTGTACAAACAACAGAATCCGGAAGATCCCTCAGCATCGAACCCCAACCCAGACCCTGACCCAGCTCCGCAAGACCCGCCAGCTGATCCAGCGCCCCAAGATCCACAAGATCAGAAGCCGCAAGATCCGCCGAAGGAAGATCCTTGGGAACACAAGTACAAGGTTATGGAAGGCAAGTATCGAGCTGAAGTGCCGCGACTTGCAGCTGAAAACCGTGATCTGCGTCAGAAATTCGATGCACTCACATCAGAGATAGAGAGTTTAAAGAGTCAGGCAAGTAAGCCAGCTCAATCACTCATCAGCCCTGAAGACAGAGAGAAGTACGGAGACGATCTTCTTGATGTCATTAAACGTGCCGCTCAAGAACAAGTAGCAGCCAAAGACCAAGAGATTGCTGAATTGAAGCGTCGTCTTGATGGAGTCCACCAGGACACTGCCAAGACAGCTGAAGTCACTTTCTACGACCGTCTAGGCGAACTAGTTCCTGACTGGGTATCGATTAATGCCGAAGATGGCTTCTTGAAGTGGCTTGATGAATACGATGAGTTCACTGGTCGTACACGCCAAGACCTCCTATCCGATGCTGAGAACGCTCGTGATGCAGTTCGAGTAGCACGGTTCTTCACCAAGTGGAAAGCCGAGCAACAGTCTTCTGTTGCAACCAGTCAAAGAGCACTTGAGTCCCAGGTTGTGCCTGACTCCAACAAGGTAGTCAAAGCACCGCAAGGAAAACGATTCTTCACTCGAGCAGAGATTTCGCAGTTCTACGCTGCAGCTCGCAGAGGTGAGGTAAGTGCAAAAGATATGGTTGCGATGGAAGCAGAAATCCATGCCGCTACGCTCGAAGGTCGAATTCGTTGACCTTGAGTATCAGCGGTACTCAACCATATTAGGAGATTCAAATGGCAGTAGATGTATCTAGCGGATATCCGCAGTATTCTGGCAGCGCAAGCGGCTCGAAATTCATTCCAGAGATTTGGTCTGGCAAGCTCCAAGTTAAGTTCTATAAGTCAACAGTGTTGGCTGAAATCACGAACAACGACTGGGAAGGCGAGATCAAGGGTTCTGGCGACAAAGTTCATATCCGTTCTATCCCAACAATCACAATCCGTGATTACACAAAGGGCTTGAACCTAACAAACGAAGTGCCTGAAAGCACACCAATCGAGTTGACAATCGACAAGGGTAAATACTTCTCTGTTGTTTGCGACGACGTTGATGAAGTTCAAGCAGACGTTCGTTTGATGGACATGTTCACAAACGACGCAGCTGAGCAAATGAAGATCGCTATCGACGGTAACGTTCTTCAAACAGCTTACGTTGATGCAGCTTCAGCTAACAAGGGTACAACTGCTGGTGCCATCTCTGGCAACATCAACCTTGGTACAGCTAACGCAGCTTTAGCGTTGACAAAAGACGGTGCCTCTAGCACTAAAGCAGTTCTTGATTTGATCCTAGACATGGGTCAAGTTCTTGACGAGCAAAACGTTCCTGAAGATGGTCGCTGGATGGTGATCACTCCTTGGATCGCAGCTTTGATCAAGAAATCAGAATTGCGCCAGGCTTACCTAACTGGTGACGACACAAGCCCATTGCGTAACGGCAAGATCGGTATGATCGACCGTTTCACATTGTATGTATCTAACAACTTGAAGACTGTTGCTGATAACGCCGGTACATCTGGCTCAACAGCTGACGACTTCGTTGGTACATATGTGATGGCTGGTACACGTGACGCAGTTAGCTTCGCTTCTCAAATCACTAACGTTGAAACACTACGTGCACAAAGCACATTCGGTAACATCGTTCGTGGTTTGAACGTTTACGGTTTCAAAGTTGTTAAACCAGAAGCTTTGGTAACAGCTTACGTAAAACGTGGCTAATCAGTAGTAACGGAGGGGTGGGAGAAATCCTGCCCCTTTTTCTTTTATGGGGTAATTAATGAAGTTATTGAGACAAAAGACATCTGGTGAAATCTATATCTGGGACGAAAGCTTAGCTGCACGCTCTGACATGGAAGAGTACGTTAAACCAGAAGTTCAATCTGAGAGTGTTCCAGTAGAGCAAGCTGAGATTGAAGTAACAGAAGTTCCTGAAATCGAAGTGACAGCTCCTGTTGAAGAGGTAGTGAATGAAGAAGAAACCAGTGTGGGATCAACCGAATCCGAAGAAGCAAAGCCAGAAGCTAAGCCCAAAGCAAAAAGCAGAAGCAAAAGCCAAGGCTAAGGCTGCTGGTAGACCATACCCCAACCTGGTTGACAACATGAACGCTGCCAAGAAAGGTAAGTAAATGAAAGCCAGCAACATTAAGCGTGAGGGCGGCAAGCTCGTCTACCGAGGCGAAGAGTTTGCTGGCTTCAACAAGCCGAAGAAAGACACCAGCGGCGGCAAGCACAAGAAGGTGGTGCTAGCCAAGAAAGGCGATGAAGTGAAGTTGGTTCGATACGGTCACAAGGACTACGAAGACTTCACGCAACACAAGGACCCCGAGCGTAGAGCGAACTATCTGAAGCGCTCCGCAGGAATCAAGGACAAAAACGGGAAGCCCACCAAGGACGACCCATTCAGCCCAAATTACTGGGCACGTAAGGATTTGTGGTAATGGCAACTTTTCAAAACGTTATCGATAGCGCACGAGTAGATCTGCAGGATGCGGACAAGATTCGCTATACCGATGCACAACTACTCGAGTATGCAAACGATGGCGTTCAGGAAGGTTTTCGCTATCGCCCTGACTTCCTATTGGGACAGTATGGCGCAGCAGCCACAACCTTTGTAGCGGGCAGCACAGTACCGTACCCATCCAACTACCAGATGTTATTGAAGCACTACGTCGTTGCTCGAGCAGAGCTTCGTGACGATGAGTACTCACAAGACGGTAGAGCAGCTGCGCTTCTTGGGCGCTTTGAAAAGGAGCTTAAGAAGTGAGCACGGCACATTCAGCATTCCTTGATTATGTAATGCCGCACGTACCTGGATGCACTCCAGAGATGGCTCTACTCGAGATCAAGAACACAATCATTGACTTCTGTGAGAAGAGTTTGATCCTCCAGGTTGACCACGACCCAGTTACTGCGGTTGCTGGAATCATGGACTACGACCTCGAGCCACCGAAAGATTACCTTGTAACCAAGATCATGAAGGTTTGGTACAAGGGTCAGGAGCTAGACGGCGAATCTCCTGACGAGATTAAAACACCATCTGTGTACAACCAGAACTCCGGTTACCTAGTGAACCGTGGAGACCCTAGGTTGTACCTCCAAAAAGACGCTCGCAGCTTCTCTGTGTATCCGATACCAACTGAGACTGCGAAGCTCTCCCTAACCTTGCGTGTGGCACTCAAGCCCACTCGGTCAGCACAAACCATAGACGATCTTATTTTCGAAGAGTATGCGGAGATCATTGGTCATGGTGCTATTACACGCTTGGCCCTATCCCCTGGCAAACCTTACACCAATCCGCAGCTAGCTAGTGCACGCCTTGGCTTGTACACAGCCGGATTAAATGTAGCTCGAGACAGAGCGCAGAAGGGTTACGTCAGACAAAGCAAACATGTGAAGATGAGGCGCATCTGATGTCCGAAAAGATCAAACTAGTACAAGGCGACTCACGCCCAGCGTTGGTTGTCACACTAACAGATGACCAAACAGGAAGTGCGATTAGCTTAACTGGAGCAACCGTTCGCCTCAAATTTAGGGCTGTCGGCACAGAAACAGTGTTGAGCACCCTAATTGGAAGCGTTGCTGGAGATCCTGTTGGTCAGGTTGTATTCCATTGGGCCAGCGCCCCTAACAGCTTGAACGTTGAGCCTGGCGATTATGAAGGTGAGATTGAAATCACATTTCAAGACGGTCAGATTCAAACAGTATATGACTTGTTGAAGTTTAAGATTCGTCAGGACTTCTGATGAGTAAGGCTCGTGTAAGTATTGCTGTTGTTGATGCAAGGGCGAGCGCCTCTTATCAGCTACCAGTTACAGCGATTCAATATATTGAGCTTGTCGCTGCGGCAGAGGTAGATACAGTGGGGCGTCACAGATACATCGTTGATGGCGCTGCCGTTGCTGATGAGCGGGTTATTGCTTTTGCAAAGAACATTCAAAGCACCACCTTGATTGCGGACGCTCTTAGCACAATTGGAATGTTGAAGAACCTTGTTGACTCCGTTGAAACATCAGAGTCATTTGAGGCGCTTCTTGTAACAATCGTGGAGCTTTTCTCCGAGGCATTGATTTCTGATGCCGATCTAATTGACTTTGCCAAGAATCTTGTAGACGGGGTATCAATCAGTGACCTGGTAGCCGCAGATTACTTGAAGCCTTTTGAAGAGGTGTTGAGCGCAGCCGATTTGTTCTCTGCCGGGTTTGAAACCGGCAAGTCAGAAACGGTTAGCCTTGACGGATTCGCCGGTACGTTTGGGGGTGAAACGAGCATCTTCAACTCGTACGTATTAAATGACGACTTGTTCCGGGAAAGAATCACAGCGCTATTTAATAAGGCGCTGTCCGAATCGCCTGAGGCGGTAGATGAGTATGATCGAGTTGTTCAGTGGGATAAGTCTTACGCTGATTCCATTGATACAGTAGAGCTTTTCTATAACACTTTCGATAAACCGCTAACCGACACATTTACACTTAGCGATTTGTGTGTTCAGCAGCTCATCATAGAAAGAGCGTTTAGTAGCTCCGCCACAGCATCAGACGCAACGTCTGTTGGTTCGGAAGTTGTTTATTCCGATCAATTCTCTGTTAGTGACTCCATGTCTTACGAGAAGATTGCCGCTCCACCTTTCTTGTTCAATAACTATCAGTTCAATACTATTAGGCTAAACGCCACAATATAAATCACCAGTAGCAATACGATAAGCAGAGGTCGGTATTGCATGCAAAACAGTATCACTTCTGCTAATATTCGCTTATAAGGAGTAACACAATGCAAGCAAAAGACACATTGGAAATGTTGGGTCGTTTGAAGATTGAGGTTTTTGACGACCAGGGTCAAATCAAAGAAGTTAAAGAAATCCCTAACCTAGTTGTTACAGCTGGCAAGGGTTTCATCGCGTCTCGCATGAAGGACACAACATCAGCTGCGATGAGCCATATGGCAGTTGGTACAGACAACACAGCTGCAGCAGCTGGTCAAACAGCTCTTATCGCTGAATTGGCTCGCGTTGGCTTGGCGTCCACAACAGTAACTGGAAGCACAGTAACTTATGTTGCTTCATTCCCTCCTGGAACAGGTACTGGTGCCTTGGTAGAAGCCGGCATCTTGAACGCATCAAGCGCAGGCACAATGCTATGCCGTACAACATTCTCAGTTATTAACAAGGGTGCTGCTGACTCAATGACTATTACTTGGACAGTAACAGTATCTTAATAAGAGGTCGCCATGACAGTTAAGTTTTCTAACAATGCGGCCGGGACTCTTGGTGCCGCAATTTTAAGCACAGATACTAGCTTGTCTGTGGCCTCTGGTCAGGGTGCGCTATTCCCAACTATTGGCGCTAATGAGTTCTTTTACGTCACTCTAATTGACTCAAGCAACAATCTTGAGGTCGTTAAGGTCACTGCCAAATCGTCAGATACATTCACGGTAGTTCGCGGCCAGAACGGCACAACTGCGCGTGCATACTCTGCTAACGATAAAGTTGAGTTGCGCGTTGTATCTATTGCGTTTGATGAGTTCGTGCAGCGTGATGGTGGCGTTGCAATGACTGGCGACTTGAACATGGGTGGCAACCAAGTATCCAATATTGGTGCGCCTGACTCAACAGATGACGCAGTACATGCCGGCAGGGCAATCAACACATCTGGTGGAATTCAAGGCGGTGGAGACCTAACTGCAGATCGCACATTATCTTTGACAGACACAGGTGTTGGTGCCGGCTCTGTTGGATCTGCATCTGAAATACCTGTTCTGACTATTGATGCTAAAGGTCGCGTTACAGCAAAGACCACAGCTCCACTTGATATGTCTAGCAAGGTTAATAAGTCCGGCGACACAATGACCGGCACCCTTTCTGGAACAACATTTAAGTCAGATAGAACCAGCCAGGACGCTCGCAATACAGGATTCCAACTGGCAACTGGCGTTGATATTGGCGAGTGCGACAGGTCAACTCAGTACTACGACGATCTAGCCTCTAACTGTAACGGCTACCTGCCAAATGGTAATTGCGCCGGCAACCCAACATGGACTCCGCCTAACGGCAACTGGTGGTCATGGGGCGTATCTGGCGTGCCAACTAGTAACTGCGCTAACTATGGCTCATACGACGGTGCTGGTGGTTTCTCGCAGTCATTCAATTCTGTGAGCGTAGGCTACAACTACGACGGATACTACGAGGCAGCAAACGAAATCGGCGGATCAGAGCAGAGACGCAACTACAGAAACTGTAACTGCGGTTCATTTAACTGCCGCACTAACTGCAACTGCAACTGCAACTGTAATTGCAAATAGGAATTTCATGCTCAAACTAAAGGCGGCTGAGTCTCTCTTCCCTGACGAGATAAGGGTGTATGAATCAAACGTACCTGCGCACATAAATGAAAAGATAGTTAATTCTTTTTACGTTGATCATCAGCAACCAGGGCAACCTGGTCGCAAATCAAGAATCGATTACCGCAGTATGACGGATTCGGATGTGGTGGAGGCGCTGCAAACAGTCTTTAATGAAGCATTTAAAGCGTACGTGGACGAGCTATACGACCAAAGTATTTACGAAGCCTGCGATTTTTATCAGGACTGGTCGGCAAACTCGTCTTACAACGGTCAGGCGTGCATTTCACACACTCACAACGAGTCGTTCATATCTATAGTCTACTATCCTATTGATGCAGCGGCAGAACCTCAATCTATTTTAAGAAGCATTGTTGCCGATCTTTTAAGTGGGCAGATAGTGTTTTTAAATTCAGATGGCACATCAATAACAGATCGGTACTCAAAACAAAACAGACTGTTATGCCAAGTTAGCCCCAAAGCGGGAGATGTAATTGTGTTTCCTGGTCATATTCCTCACTTTACAATTCCAGGCTCATTCAAACATCGTTTTTGCATTGCAAGTTTTGTGCAGGCAAAACAAAAAACGTCCTTTAAAATAGGGACAAACGAACCACTTACTGGAGAATGCAAGTGAAACTTATCGTTAGAGATTTTACTCAGCCGACATCAGTTGATGTTAGCGACTACCCAAAGCTTGTTGAAACAGACGCCGGTCACCGCGTTGGCAATAAAGACATAGAATGGAAACAAGACTTCGTTCCATTTACGTATCGCTACTACTTATGGTCAGATCAAGATGACAAAATGATCTCCTTGGATGCGCGATATGTAATAGAAAGCAGAGAGGGTTTGCAGGCTATGACTACATTGTATGGTCATAGATATAAGGTGTCCGGAGATAAGAGTCTCAATATTGGATCGGGTCCTACAGCCGTGGTCTTCTTTGCGCAAAATCTAGATGAGTCCGCGATTCTCATTAACGAGTTTTGCACAACAGAGTTAGAGCACATCTCAGATGCCTCGAGTGCTGGCAGACTAAATGTCATCGCTGAGCATTGCCCTGCGTCAAGACCGTTTTTAGCTAGATGGCAGGCTAAAAGAGAGTTGCTTGCACAGATCAACACAAATGATGCGGTTGCTAACTTGGAGAAGCAGGTTGATGTTTTGTGTGAACTGGTGTTCGCCCTAGCAGACATGGCCGCAGAAAAACCATCTTGGTACGATACTTTTAAGCAGTCCGTTAGAAGTAGCTCTTCAGCCAGCCCATCGGATGAGTTGATTGAAAAAATGAAGAATGAGAAATCCAGACTGCGCAGCCTTGTAGAAAAGTACGTTCAACAAAGAGGATAGCTTGAAGCAGTCTCTAGTCATTTTTCACTCAGATAGTAGGGAAAGCGAAAACAAAGCCAGCCAACTAGCGCGGGCTGCGGCTGCTTACTCATTGCGACCAGTCTTTGTTTCTCCTAAGCCTTCGAGGCTACATGAGCAAGGCGCAATGAAGGTTAATTATGACTCAGATAAAATCGAATCGATCTGCGAGTTAATTTACAAGACCAATCCTGCCGCAATACTGTCTTGCAGTGATGGCGTGACCATTCATGCGCTGCAAGCATCTGAGTATTGTGGCCTAACATCTGGCACGAATTTCGAGGCGTTCCAATCGAAAGCAGCCAGCTACAAATTGTTTTCCGAGGCCGGCTTTGCGACACTGCCATTTAAGCAGATTCTGACATTAGAAGACATTGAAGAGTGCGACATTCAAGGCGAGATCTTTGTAAAGCCAGATTGGTCTAGCGCGGTATACGGGCAAGTGCCGTGGGCGTACAAGCGTTTTGTTTCTACCAAACATTTACTGGATTACATAGTTAATAGTGGGTTGCGTGATAGGTTCTTAACCGCCTCTGCGAATCCCTTTGAGCGGTCGATTGTTATGCCATTCATAGCACACGATGGCATTACAACGATTAGTGGAATTTTGAGAAAAGACCGCGCTGTACCTCTAGCGCATTCTTTTGTGAAAATTTCTGGTGACGATTATTTTTACGACTACTTGAATTTTGCAGATATTGGCGATACTAAGAAGCTGAACCCGTGCATCTCTAGGTTGTGGGATCTGGGTTTTCACAGTCACTTTACTTACCTACAGTGCTTAAACCTTGGTGGTGTTAACTACTGTATGGATGCCAACACGCGGATGTCAACGTACTTGGACACATGGGTGACAAGGCACGATCCAAGCTTTTATGAAAGATGTCTTGCTTTCGTCTTACAAGAAAGCAACGCGGTTAATTTTGAAACACCATCACCACACACCATGATTGCGAGGGTGCGGTGCGACCCACACCTTCCTATCAAGAGCTTAACCTGGAAGGATGTGGCTGGTGTAGAGCCTTTGAATTTTAACAGCCTGTCAACATCTAGGGCGCCTTATGACAAGGCATATTCATGGCCAACATTTGTTGTCACAGCTGATTCACAAGAGCAATTGCTAGTAAGGTATGAGCGGTTTTTACAAGGTGTATGTGTAACACAATGAGGGGTAAGTAATTGGCTATTTTTAAAATCCTGGCTCGCAGAGAGATTGACAAACAAGAAGCTGTCTTCTTCTACGACAACATCAATTCCACTTTAAAAACAGAGGCTGGTGTTGACGTCGTGCCGCAAGACATCTACACAGAGCAACGTGAAGAGTTTTTCCAAACAACCAAAGATAACCCGGCAAACAAGACTTCGCCCAAGGTTCTCAAGATTAGCTTGGGACTATCGTGCAACTATGAGTGCACATACTGTAACCAGAGATTTGTTCCACACGCGGACTCAACAAACAAGGACGACGTTCAGCCGTTTCTTGACAATCTAGATAAATGGGTTAAGGAAGCGCCAGACACTATTGAGTTCTGGGGCGGTGAGCCACTAGTCTACATCAAGACATTAACTCCGCTTGCGGAGGCGCTGAGAGAGAAGTACCCAGACTCAGCGTTTACTATGATTACTAATGGGGCACTACTCAATCCTGGCTTAAACGAATGGCTAGATCGATTGGGGTTCAATATTGGCATTTCTCATGACGCCATGGGCCAGCACGTCAGAGGTCCAGATCCCCTTGATGACGAGCAATCGCGTGAAGGCATCATAGACCTGTACAAGAGACTTAAACCACAAGGTCGCATTAGCTTTAACACAATGATGCACAAGGGCAACCAGTCTCGAGCTGACGTTCAGCGCTGGTGGGTAGAAAGATTTGGCGAATCAGTCAACATTGGTGAGGGCGCGTTCATTGACCCCTACGACGAAGGTGGAGTTGCTAGCAGCCTTGAAAGCGAAGAAGAACAGATTGCATATCGCAAGCAATCTTTTGAAGAATTACGCTCTGGCTCGGTCACGAAGTTTGATGTTGTGCGCGGGAAGATGGGTGACTTCCTGTATTCGCTTAGAAGTAGGAGAAACGCATACAGCCTTGGCCAAAAATGCGGAATGGACAAGCAAGAGAATATTGCGGTTGATCTCAAAGGCAACGTGCTAACTTGCCAAAATGTATCTTCCGCTTCTCGGTCACCTAACGGCGAAAGTCATTTGATTGGGCACGTAAATAATTTTGATGACATTCGCTTGAATACAATTACTCACTGGGCCAAGCGTGACGAGTGCCCTAACTGTCCTGTTCTGCAGATATGCAAGGGCAGCTGCATGTTTCTGCACGGGCGACTCTGGGATGTTGGATGCGCCAATTCTTACAGCGACAACATTCCGTTCTTTGCTGGATCTATCGAATACGTAACTGGATTTAAGCCATACCGCATAGAGCACGAAGCACTTCCAGAAATTCGACAAGACATTTGGGCTGAAAACTATAAACCCAAAAAAACATTAAAGACGATTCCTATCGTTCCAATTAGTTAAGGAGTATTCCATGAGCGACGCAGCTTTAAACCCAAGGTTTTCTATTGCAGTAGAAGAAGACGAAACACACTATCACGTTTTTGTTTACACGGTAAAAGATGGGGTGAAAGCAGAATACCCAACAAGCATTTATCATTTCGATAAACATAGTGGAGTTGCTGTCAACGATCTTTTAGTAAATGCCGCACCACATCTTTTTGCGTAAGGACAGGGGATGACAGTTAAATTCTCAAACAACGCTAGCGCAACATTAGCGACAAGCATTAACACTGCAGTGACATCAATCCAGGTAACGGCTGGGCAGGGTGGACAGTTTCCTTCATTGGGGTCTGGCGAATACTTTTTTGCTACCCTCGTTGATAGCTCAAACAATATTGAGATTGTTAAGGTTACAGGCAGATCATCCGACATTCTTACGGTTGTTCGTGCGCAAGATTCAACAACCGCAAAAAGCTATGTAGCCGGCGACAAAATTGAACTTCGAACTACAGCCGCTGCTTTAAGTGCAATCTTGCAAGATGCTAAAGATTATTCTGACGCAAGCGCCGGTAGCCTAATTAATGCACACGTCAACGACCCATCCGATGCGCACGACGCATCAGCGATTAGCTTTGCCACGACCGGCAGTATTAGCGCCACTGATGTTCAGGCCGCTATCGCTGAGCTTGATACAGAGAAGGTGGCCAAGACAACTACTATTACCGCGTCTAACGGCATCACCGCATCTGGCGATCTCGGATCCGGAGTAAGTATTAGCCCGACTGCTGGCTACAACGGGCACGGCGTTAGAACAGTTTCTTCATCTGCACCATCAGGCGGTAGCGATGGTGATATCTGGTATCAAGTCTAATGCCAAAGATTTACGTTAAAGATAGTGGCGCCTGGAAACAGGTTCTTCGCATTTGGGTCAAGCAAGCCGGCACTTGGAAAGGTGTTGCGGCCGGTCTAGTGACTAGTGGTGGTATTGGAAGGCAGTTCTACCCAGACACAATCGGAACAGTAGTTTACTCAGCTGCTGGCACATACTCGTACACAGTGCCTGCCGGTGTTACTCAGCTCGAGATCACGTACCCAACGTTAAGTGAACTAGTTACTCAGACAGTCTCGGTGACATCTGGTGCGACATACACAGTGACAATTGGTAACTATGGTTCAGGATCTTCATTTGGAGCCTTGCTAACACCTTCTGCATATACAAAGACCGTTGCATCTTTTTCTGGCAACGTTGATTCTCAGGTGTACGCGGTCTGGGGTGTTGCAACGGCATCTGGTGACACAGCGTATTCTGGAACCGGTACTAGTGGAGCGTTAAATTCAGGTGCTGCAAGCGCTGGCTGCTACTACAGTGAATACGGGGAAGGGGGGCACGGTGACATTGACGCCAGCATCTCTATCAACACAGTCAAGTCAAGCACATTGGTCGCGCCACTTGATGTTGCTGTTATCAATTTCTCTGGTCGCGGCGAGTCTGGCGTTACCATTACAGAACAACCAACTGCAGGTAATAGTTTTAGGGTAACTGCTCGAGCATATGACGGCGGTTATAGTGAAGGCGGCCAATCTTGGAGTCTTCAGCTGCGTCAAATTGTTTCATTACAGATTAAGGCAATTGGGGCCAACTACCAGAACTACACATCTGGTGGCACATACAGCTTCACAGTGCCGGCTGGTGTGACATCTCTATCTGCAACTGTCTATGGCGGCGGTGGCGGATCTGGTGCATGTAACAACAACGGCGATGCCTGGGTTGGCGGCGGTGGTGGCGCTGGTGGTAAAGCCACTAGCACGATTGCGGTAACTCCTGGCGAGACTTTGACATTCGAGGTTGGTGCTAAGGGTTATGGTGCATCTTCTAGATTCAACGGCGCTTATTGGTACAACCCAAATAACAGCACGCTAGGCACCGGCACGAACGGTGGCAACACAGCCATCAAGCGCGGGTCAACGGTCTTGCTGTCCGCTAATGGTGGTACTGGTGGTGTTCAATACGGCTACGGTGTAGGTGGATCACCAGCGGTAGCTGGCACATCCCCTCCTGGTCATACGGGCGACGGAGACGGCGAGCAAGGCTCTACACCTGGTTACAAGGGGTACGGATACCAAGGCTTAATCCGTGGCGGTACAAACGGATCTGGCACACCTCCGGCCGGTTATGGAGATGCTGGCACAGGATACGGTAACGGCGGCGGTCACGGCAACTTCAACCAGCCAGGTTGCGACGGTCAGCACGGAGCCATATTGCTGTCCTGGTAAGGGTTTCCCCTAATGTAAATACTTACACGTAAATATCAATATCACTTATAATCATTAACAATTATGTCTGACAAAAAGCCACTACCACTAACTGACGAACAGATTGAAGACCTGGTTGAGAAGGTAACCGAGCGCGTAATCGAGAACGTCTATATCAGCATCGGTCAATCGGTCGTCAAGAAGTTCTTCTGGATTATTGGTCTAGGGGCTTTGAGTCTTCTGACATACCTAGCGGGGAATGGAACATTCAAATGAATGAACTAATCGCAACCCTATTCCTAGCTCGAGACATTGCTCACAAGGCTCACCTGGCAACAGGTAGCTATGCACAACACGTTGCTCTTGGTGAGTTCTACAGCTCGATCATTGATCTAGCAGACAAACTAACTGAGGCTTATCAAGGTCGCACAGACACATTGCTCGAGATCCCATTGATGGACGACGAAACAACTGGCGACATCATTGAAGACCTAAGGAAGTACCAGGACTACGTTGAGCAGAACAGATACTCAGCAGCAAAAAAAGAAGACACACCGATTCAGAACATCATCGATGAGGTAGTTGCGCAGTTCCTATCTACTCGATACAAGTTGACAAGATTGAAGTGAGGTTGAAGTGGAAGAGCCAATCATTGAAACAAAGACGCCAGCGCTAGTTTTAATTGAATGGCTGGATGCCGAGCATGAGTTCGGTTGGCAGGAGGGGAATGAGATCGATGATCAAGAACCCGTCCTTACGTGCTTTACGGTTGGGTGGTTGTTGAAGAAAACAAAGCTCCACGTAAAAGTTTGCCAGACGTTTTCACATAACAACCATGCACAAACGTTGACGATCCCGAAAGGCATGATCGTAAACATGACAGTTTTACAACAACCGATGAAACGACATGCAGCCAAGGGTAAGTGAAGATGAGTTCATAGCGATCTGGAGAAGATTGCAAAGCGCCGCTTTAGTGGCAAAAGAAATTGGTGTTGATGTACGCAACGTACACCTACGCCGCAAGCGCATTGAGGAGAAGCGTGGTATTGCTCTCAACTCAAACGATAGGCGCTCTCCTACATTCCTCCGCAGAGAACACGCACCTCGTGTTGATTGCGAGATGGAGAATGGAGTAATCATTGTTGGTTCTGACGCGCATTACTGGCCCGGTCAGATCAGCACAGCACACAAAGCTTTTGTTCAGGTCATCAAAGACCTGAAGCCTGAGCTAGTAGTAATGAACGGCGACCTATTCGATGGCGCCAGAATAAGTCGGTACCCACAATCAGCGTGGATCAAACTACCGACAGTCAAGGAAGAACTTGACGCAGTTGCAGAACGTCTCCATGAGATCAAGACTGCAGCTGGCAGTGGTAAAACCTGGTGGTGCTTGGGCAACCACGATATGCGCTTCGATGCAAAGCTAGCAAACAATGCATCCGAGTTTGAAGGCGTACCAGGCTTTACCCTTGGCGATCACTTCCCTGGTTGGAACATCAGCATTAGCTTGTTCGTAAACCAGAGCTTGATGATCAAACATCGTTTCCGTAATGGAACACATGCCACGTGGAACAACACCTTGTATAGCGGTGTATCCATGTGTACTGGTCACTTGCATCGTCTCCAGGCAACCATCTTGAATGACTACGGTGGTACACGCTGGGGTATCGATTGCGGAACCCTAGGCGAAACAGAGGGTGACCACATGCACTACGGAGAAGATAACCCAACCAACCATTGCTCTGGCTTTGCTGTGTTAACCATCGTTGATGGACAGTTATTGCACCCAGAGTTCTGTGTTGTGATTGGCGAGAAAGCCTACTTTAGAGGGAAAGAAGTTATATGCAACAAATAAGAGAAAAAGTTTTATTGTTCTTCGTTGGCTTGCTACTTGGATTGCTATGTGGTGAAGCCAAAGCGCAGGACACAACGATCAACTACAAAGGTCAACCAGTACCGTCTGCTATCGCACCTTCAATGAGTGCGTTCTCGCAAGACGTGTGTGGCATTCCTGTGTCTGGAGCTATCAGCTCTACTGTTATTGGTGTGAGCGGTGGCTCTGTTTACACAGACACGAACTGTGAACGCATCAAGCTAGCCAAGACGTTGAATGACCTTGGCTTGAAGGTCGCTGCAGTGGGCATCCTCTGCGAAGACGAGCGTGTTTGGCGCGCAATGGAGATGTCTGGTTCGCCATGTCCTATCGGTGGATCTATAGGGGATACGGCAAGAAAGGCATGGGCTGAACGTGAGCCGAAACGATTTGAACAACTATATGGCAAGGTTCCTTCTTTTACTGAGCCTGCTACTACTGGGGAAACCAAATGATCTCTTGGCTCAAAGCTGTTATTGCACGACTCAGTGGTACCAAGGTGGACCATACGGAAGCTACTGTATTGCCAACTCAACCTGTTGGGCCTGTCAGCCAGGAGCCTACGACCAAACGTGGCAAAGGACGTACTGCCCTAGCTACCAATGTGCCGACAGAACAGAAACCCAAACGCTCGCGTGCCCAGCGAACTACAGCGGAAGCATCACCCAAACAAGAACGTACTTCTGCAAAACGAACAGCTATTCAGCCTGGACAACAACAAGCAACACCTGCACCCCAAACCCGCCAACCTGCAAAGCGGGGTCGGAAACCAAAACAGTAAGTTGTGATACTGGGTACACGGGTTCAATAACGCAGACAAGGATTAGCACATGTCCAGATCCATATGGTCAACCGGTGTGGCAACCCTGGGGGACTACATCCAACAGTTGCGTGAAGTCGATAACCAACGTCACGAATCCTGCGTCGCCTGTAAGCCCCGTGAGTCCCACCAGTGCAGCAGCAACCACAACATCAACTGCAACTGTGCAGACAGCACCTGTAGTGCAGACGAGTCCAACAACGGATGGCGTAAGTGCCCAGACAGTGGAAAGCTCTGTTCCTACATCTCCTGCCCCGACCAGTGCAGGGGAGACAGCGCAACCGAAGGTGGAGAGCAAGTCGAGCAGTGCCACTGCATCGTCCCCTGCAGCACCCCCTACGACTGCAAGTGCCAGCAACGGCACAACAAATAAAGACACACCAACACCTAAAGGAAGGACAGCAGTTCCCGGCTTTGGGCTGGTAATGAGTCTTGAACTCTTTATTAAGCCTGGGATAGTCCAACCAAACGTATTTCCTGAAGTTGTTATGAAGCAAGAGCTACCAGTTGAGTTGCTCATGCATGGCGTCTTCATGCTCGATCTACTGACTGGCGTGGAAATCCCAAATCAATTAAACCGATTTGAAGAAATCCAAAGCCTAACAGTGGAGTACTAATGAGCGATTTAGACAAACTAGACCAAGCCCAAGACAAGTTAAACAAAGCAATCGACTTCGCAAAGAAGAACGCGATGGTTATTAGTTTTGTTGTTGGCGCTATCCCGGTAATCGGTGGCACCTTCTACACAGGCATCACCGAGCTAAACAAAGCTAAGGATGACCTAGCAGCATTCCACGACATCGTTGAAGAGTTCCCTAGCGTTAAGCGCAAGGCAGATTCTTTAACCGAAAAGGTGAATGCCCAGCAAGAAACCATCATCAAGCTACAAGAGAAGTTGGCTGACGCCTACATCAATTCTCGTGAAGCAAAGGTGTTGGCTGAAAGTACCCAACGTGAAGCTCGAGCTGCAGCAGCGGCATCGAAGACTGAGATTGAATCATCTGTCTCTTCATTGAGAACTGAGATGAACACTCTCAAGCGTGCAACTTCAAACCCATTAGGTAAATAAACAATGATGACACTTATCTCTACCGCCCTATCTTTCTTGATGGGTGGCGTACCAAAGATCCTTGATTTCTTCCAGGACAAATCTGACAAGAAGCATGAGCTAGAACTAGCACGCATGCAGACAGAGCGCGAGATGCAAATGCTAGAACGTGGCTATGCAGCTCAAGCTCGAGTAGAAGAGATTCGTGCAGATCAGATTGCAACTCAGACACAAGCAGATGTGCACATGGCTCTATTGGCGCATGACACAGAATCTGCCAAAGGTGCATCTCAATGGGTTATCAATGCTCGTGCCATGGTTCGCCCAGGTATTACATACGGCATGTTCACTCTGCTTCTATTCGTGGATGTGTTTGGCTTTTACTACGCATGGAAGACTGGCGTTGCATTCGATACAGCTTTGAACATCCTATGGGATGACGATAGCCAGCAGATCTTTGCATCGATCATTGCCTTCTACTTCGGCGGCCAGGCGTTTAAGAAATGATCGAACAACGTGTCATTGATCAAATCAAGCACGACGAAGGCGTAAGAACAAAGCCATACAGATGTCCTGCTTTGCTGTGGACTGTAGGGGTAGGTCACGTGATCGACCCTAACCACATCAGAGTAAAGCTAGAGGATAGGAAGAATCTTCCAATTCCTGCTGGCTGGGATAGGACTCTGACAATGGAGGAAGTTGATGAGATTCTTAGAAAAGACCTTGCGGTATTTGAGGCGGGTGTTCGCAGACTTTGCCCTAATGATCTTACTCCTGGGCGCCTTGGTGCACTCGTATCGTTCGCTTTCAACGTTGGGTTAGGTAATTTACAAAGATCTACCATACGAATGAAGCATAATAGAGGGGAGTTCCAAGAAGCGGCTGATGCATTCCTTATGTGGACTAAAGCTGGCGGCAAAGAACTACCAGGACTTGTTAAACGTCGTAAAGGCGAACGAGCACTATATTTATCTTAAGAGAGAAACATGGCTGGATTACATCTAAAAGCATTCGGTGGTTTCGTACCACGAGTTGCTTCTCACTTGTTGCAAGACAACGAAGCGCAGAAGGCGGTGAACACAAAGCTCTACTCAGGAACATTGCAATCCTGGAAGAAGCCAGCCTCACTGGATCCCTCTGTATCCGTTGACCCGGCAACCAAGACGATATATGCAGCCAAGAACGTATCTGGCGACAACGTATGGATGGCTTGGACAAGTGAGGTTGATGTAGTTAACAGTCCAGTTCAGTCAGAGGCACAGGCTTTCTCTATCTACTACACAGGTGACGGAGAGCCAAAGAAGACTAATACCACATTGTGCGGCGCTTCCAATGGTGGAGAACCGGTAGCCTGGTTGAAGATGGGGGTGGCTGCTCCAGTTACTGCGCCTACTGTGACTCGAGTTGGTGCTGGTGCGTCACCTGAGTCTAGGGTGTACGTATATACGTACGTCAATACATTTGGTGATATCGAAGAAGAGAGTGCGCCTAGCCCCGTCTCTGCGATTGTCCTATGCGGATCAGGTGACACAGTTACTGTGAACGGTTTTGCCGCAGCCCCAACATCTGGCTACAACATCACCAAAAAACGTATCTACCGTTCTGTATCAGGCTCTGGTGTCACAACATTCCAGTTTGTTGCTGAGATTGCTGTTGGTGTTACAAGCTTCTCAGACAACGTAGCCTCGGCGGGCCTGGGTGAGCAGCTCCAAACATTGCAATGGGAGACGCCTCCATCTGATTTGCATTCGATCATTGCCCTACCTAACGGCTACCTAGCTGGATTGTCTGGCAGTGATGTGTGCTTCTCTGAGGTGAATGCTCCTCACGCCTGGCCGTCTGCATATCGTTTGACGATCCCATTCCAGCCAGTTGGATTGGGTGTGTTTGGTCAATCTATCGTTGTACTAACTAAGGGTAATCCCTATATATTATCTGGCGTGTCGCCAGAGAGCACGACCGCTGAAAAGATACCGATGGTTGAGCCTTGTATTGCCAAGCGCTCGATCACCCAGGACATGATGGGCGTTACATACGCCAGTCCAAACGGTTTGATCTTGATCGGCGCTTCTGGTCCAACTCAACTGACAGAGAACATCCTATTGAAAGATGAGTTTGCCAAATACAATCCTGAGAGCATTCGTGCATCTTTCTTTGCCGGCAAGTACTTCGCTTTCTTCTCAGACAGTGAAACAGACATCGTTAACGGCGCCCTAATCCTAGACAGGAATCTAGCGGCTACACCGTTGAGCGTCACATCTATCACGTCTGCATCGTCATTTGTAGACCCATCTACAGCCCAGCTATATATCGTTGACAACAACGAGATCAAGTTGTGGGAGGGAGACCAGTACAACACGCTTCCATATGAGTGGAGATCCAAGCGCTGGGTGTTTACAGCCCCAGACAATATGGCGGCACTCGAGGTTGAGGCTGACTTCAGCAACATCTCTGAAGGTCAATCACTCCAGGATCGCGTAGCTCAGATCATTGCGGCTAACCAGGCTATCTGGGCATCTGGCACCAACCTACTTGGATCTCTCGATGCAACGCTATTGAATGCCTATGAGGTGAATGGCTCATTGCTACAGACAATACCTACAGTGGTTGATAACCGCTATCTACTGGTTGAAGTATATGTAGATGACAAGCTAGTTCACTCGAAGCAATACACCCAGCGCGGTGTCTATCGCATGCCGTCTGGATACAAGGGTCAAATCTTTGAGGTGAAGGTGAACGGCAACATCGAACTCCGTTATCTCAAGATGGCAGCGTCTGCGAAGGAGCTTAAGAACTTATGAAGAAGCCAGCTATCCCAGCTGTTGCGGTGCAAGATCAAACTGTTGCCGTACTACTCAGACCAATTAAGGAGAACATCGAAATCCTAACAGGACGTAGAGGAGAATCCTTAACAAAACTATCTAGTAGTGCTACATTAAGCGAAGTAATTACTAAACTAAATGAAGTGATTGATCGACTAAACGCTTAATGACGCAACTGATACTTGACTGTGAACCAGTATTCCAGTTTGTTACACAGTTTTACCCGCTAGTTAGATCTGCGGGTCAGCAAGGTATCGGTCTTCAAAAAGATGGGCGCCTCATAGCGGGCGTCCTCTACGACGATTACAACGGCTCCAATATCTGGATGCACGTTGCAGCAGAACCAGGCAAACGTTGGCTTACGAGGGAATACCTCCAAGCCTGCTTTGCCTATCCATTCAATCAACTTGGCGTGAAGAGAATTACGGGCTGGGTTGAGGCGAGTAACACAGACGCTAGACGCTTTGACGAACACCTCGGTTTCCAAAAGGAGGCTGTGTTGACAGGCGCAGCTCGAGACGGCGGTGACGTCATTATCTATCGTATGTTTAAGGAAGAGTGTAAGTATGTACACAAGAGATGAGCTAGGCGGGTACATGTACCCAGACAATGCGTTCCAACCTATGGGTGGGCGCAACAATCCATTCATGAAGAGCATGAGGCTTTGGGGTGGTGGTAAAGGTGGCTCAGCCCCCGATCCAAACCCAGGCATGGTTGCATCCGCTGAAGCCGCTAAGACTGTAGCTGCCTCAAACGAAAAGATCGCCTCAGATAGCTTGGCGTTCTACAAGCAACAGTACGAAGACTTGAAGCCATTGTTCGAGCAGATCACATCTAGCCAGCTCGAGACGGACGCTGCTACTCGTAAGCAAGCTCAGGAATACTACGACGACTACAAGACAACATACCGTCCTGTAGAACAGAAGATGGTCAAGGATGCTCTTGACTACAACACTGACGCTAAGCGTGAGCAACTAGCTACTACTGCATCTGGTGATGTAACCCAGGCATTTGGTGTGGCTCGTGGTCAACAGAACAGACAACTAGCTGCAGCTGGTATCCGCCCAGATTCAAATCGTTTCGCAGCTTTGAATAACAACCTGATTGTTCAAGAAGCGCTAGGTAAAGCTGGCGCACAAAACAAAGCGCGTGTTGATGCAGAAGGTCTTGGATATGCCCGTTTACAAGACGCGGTATCTTTAGGTAAGGGTCTTCCTGGTAACTCAACAACATCGTATGGTGTATCTATCAATGCTGGTAACTCAGCTGGTGCTAACGCCAATGCCTCTTACGCATCCATGAACCAAGGCTACGGTACTGCAATCAACGCAAACAACGCAGCTGCAAACGCTTATGGCACAGCAGGCAACATCTACGGTCAAGAGTTCTCTGGTCGTATGCAAGGCTACAACGCTCAACAACAAGCAGCCGGTGGATTCTGGAAAGGCGTTGGTGGTCTAGTTGGTACAGGTTTGAGCATGGGCACTGGCTCAGTAGGTGGCAAGCTACTTGGCTTTGCTGATGGCGGTCCTCTCGTGAAGAAGGGCGCTATCCGTGGTCCTGGCGGCCCAGTAGATGACAAGATTCCAGCAATGCTTTCTGACGGCGAATATGTTTTGCCAGCAGATACAGTTAAGGCAATTGGTAAAGATAAGTTGGATAAGGTAGTAAAGAAAACTCACACGCCAGCTGAAGTACAGCGTAAGCGTAAAGCACTCAAGGGGAAGAAATAATGGGCGTCGGACTAGCAGCAGCGGGTGGCTTCTTTGAGGGGCTTCAAGAAGGTTACAAATCTGGCACAGGTCTTCGCTTGGCAGATGAAAAGAACAAGCGTGAACAAGCAGCGTTCGAGCTACAACAAGAGCGCGACAAGATTGAACTTGAAACAAAGAAGCGTGAAGAGGCTTACCAAAAAGACCTACGTGAATCGTTGAGCAAAGTACAAGCTGAGATCAAAGGTGGTGTCGTAGGTGGTGAAGCCGTTGATGAGAACGGTACATCGCTTGGCAACATGCAGTTCGCCAACCAGCAAGAGGCATCTAACTCTTTGCAATCTCAAGGCTTGCGCTTCAAAGAAGGCACAGCAATCGAGAAGAAAGGTCTTGACCCTATCGAAGGTCAGATGCGTATTGCTGACACATTGAAAGAAGTTGCCGCTCGTCACGGTAAAGTGGACTTGAAGATGCTTCAAGAGTCTCGTGACTTTGGTCGCAAGATCAAGGCTGAGGGTGCCGTTGATGCGATGAAATACTTCATGACAAATCCAAACGACCAGGCTGGAGCAAGAGAAAGATTCAACAAGAATGGCGATGTCAAACTTGGCGATGACGTTCAGCTTGGCATTAAGGATGGCATGTTTGGTCCAGTGGTCTATGGCTACAAGGTTGGACCGAAGGGCGAGAAGATCGAAGTGTTCGATGGCTTCCGAGACATCATCCTTCCATCAATGTCTGTAGATGCTTACGGCTCTGCAATGGCTAACTTCAAGACAACTGAAGTTAAAGAGAAGGGCGAGAACGTTCGTCTTGGTGCGAAATTGGCAAGCGATGAAAGCATTGCCGCCAACAAGAACAAGATCGATAGAGCCAAGCTTGCACAAGATGGTCAGAAAGAACTTAACGAAATTGTTAAGACTCGCTTTACTGGCATCTTCCGCAACCCGCTTGATAATGCAGAAGCTGCTAGACAGAAGCAGATCGAGGCTGCGGTTGCTCGTCGTGCTGAAGAGTACTACGGCACCGGCAACGTTGGTCTGCAAGAAGCTTTTGATCGAGCGCAGACCGACGTATTCCGTGACTTCAAAGTAGACACTTCTGAACTAGCACCTAAGAAAAAGTAAACAATGGCTGACATCTTTAAAACTTCAATTGAGGCGGGTCGTGAGGCTCGCAGTAGAGGACAAACTGGCGAACCTCCTGGCGGTGACGCTTCACTTGGAGTGATGGCAGACCAGATCAGAGATGGCGCAAGCTACCGTGGTCCTGCATCAGGCAGTGTTGCACCTACACGTGCTACTGCTATTGCACCTCCAAGCGCTAAGGCTCCGACAACAGAAGAAATCCTAGCCTCTATCTCTGCTCGTCCTACTCGTGATC